TCAGGCCGATGTTCCACGGCTGTTCTCCGAGGGGGAGGTCGGCCTCGAGGTCAAATCTCGAGGATTTTCCGTCGGGGAGGTCGAAGAGGCCCCTAACTTGGAGGACGCGCGGGGTTTCTTCGACGCGGCTTTCGAGATGGAGTTGCACGCGGGGCACGGGATCCCCTTTTCCAGAAGGAGCGCGGCCGCCGCCGGGCTGGCCGCGTTGATGACTTTGAGGGCGACCTTCCACTCCGTGTCCGTCACCTGGGACGCCGGCACCTGGCCCTTGAGGTACGCAGTCAGGAAGGCGTCCCGCAGGAGCCGGTCGAGGTGCGGCGCCCCCTTTACGTGGTTTTGGCACTGCATGTGAGCCCCTCCGAACGGAACCGCCGCAAGAGGGCAATTTGCTCCTGCTCGTTGCGGCATTCAACGAACACAAAGAACTGCTCGGCGAGCTGGCCGTCGCTCTTCTTCCGGGCCCGGCCCTTCTTGGCCCCCTCCTCCTCCGCCTGGCGGACGGCCTGCTGCACGGCCGCCTGGGCCTCGTCGATCTGCGCCCAGACACGGGCCACCGTGAGCGAGTCCTTGGCGACCACATCGCGGAGGTGGTCCACGTTGGCGGCGTCGTAGGCCGCCAGCTGGGCCAGCGGGTCAATGGTCATCAGCAGGGCGGCCGCCTCCTCCTCGGTCACGTCGGTGAGGAGTTCGACCTTGACGGGGCGGTCGGGGTCGATGGACGCGCGGAGGTGGCCGTCGATGTTCTGCACCCTGCCGTCTGCGGTTCGGTAGCATAGGACGCTCCGCACGTCGCCGAACTCTTCCAACGAAGAGACCAGGGCGTCTTTCTGGTGGTCGGGGTGCGTCCGCGGGTTGAGCGGGTGGGGGAGGATGTCCCCCGCCCGCATCTCCACGTACTCCCGCGGCCGTAAGCGGATCGGTTTAGACGACAACGAGGGTCTCCGGTATGAGGGCGTCGTCGATGTCGAAGAGGCCCAGGGCGCCCCGGACCTTGAACGGCTGCATGAACATTCGGGCGTTGACACAGTGCCAGCCGAACCGGCCCGGCGAGTAGTCCCCGAAGGCCAGCTCACGCGGCGTCCGCAGCTCCGCCGGAATATCCGCGACCGGGTAGACCTCCACGAGGTCTACCACGCCGAGCGCCATGCCGAGCGGAAGGCGTTCCGGCCCGGTGATGCCCAGGCCCACCAGGGACGAGGCGAAGAACGGCTCCGCCCCGAGCTTCTTGCAGGCGTCGGGGATCCGCTTGGACGCACAGATAAGCACCGGCCCGCGGTACTCGGTCTTCCAGCTCCGCGTCTCGATCCGCTTCTGCCCGCCCGCCAGGAGCGACGCCCACGGCTGAATGAGTGAGAGTGCCTTCATCGGTCCCTCCGAAGGAGAAAAACCCCGGCCGGCAACGCACCGGCCGGGGCGGCATCGTGGGAAGGAGGGATGACGGGACTCCCGCCCCTCCCTCCCTCCCATCTAGGGTTGCTTATCCGTCCTTTGCAAGCCCAATCAGGGCTTGCCGGACGCCGGGCCGGCCGGCAGGGCCTGGTTAAGAATCTCCGCCGCCACCGCCCGCAGCACCTGGACGACCTCCCCCGCAAGCGGGTGGTTCGCCAGCATCCCAGCCGGCGGGATCGCCGCCAGGCCGGCGCCGATCACCTGCAGCCAGTGGATCTTCATGGTCATTGCCCTCCAAAGGTTGAGAAACCGCCGCCGGGCCGCCCGGACCCCGCGCCCGCGTCGGGGGCCTTGTCCGGCACCTTGCCTTCCGTGGGTGTCGAAGGCTTGGCAGAGACCGGGGGGCCCGGCGGCAGTCGTTCGGTGATTTGCCGCAGTAGTTTCACGAGCTCGTTCGCCAGGTCGGGCGAGACCGGCACCTGCTGCCCGCGGCTCTGCAGCCAGGCGGTGGAGATGAACGTGAGGAGCGCCACCAGGAAATGCGTCCAATCCACCTGCTCGAAGAAGCTGGCGGTCAGGACGGCCAGTAGGGGTAGGGCCGCGGGGGTCGCCGAGGAATAAAGCCGCATGGTCGCCTCCGGATTCGCTCAATTTTCGCGGGCCTCGGGCCGAGTAAATAGCCCCGTCGCCCGTAACCCTTGAGGGTCTTGTGATGCAACGATTCTTGCTGGCCGCCCTCCTGGCGGCCCTGTCCCCGGCGTTTGCGCCCGCGCAGTCGCAGACGCACATCATCATCCAGCACCCGCCGCCAACCGTGGCGGTGGCCCCGGCCGCGCCGGTGGCCCTGGTGCAGCCCGGCATCTTCGCCCGGATGCGGTACGCCCTCTTCCCGGCCCCCGCCGTCTCCGTCGCCACCGTCCCGGTCGCGACGCCCACGGTCGCGGTCGCCCAGCCGGTGGCCGTCCAGACGGTCGCGCCGCCGGTCGTCATGCAGGCCGCCCCGGCCCCCCAGCCGATGGCGCTTGCCGTCCCGGCGCCGCAGCCGGCCCCGCCCGCCCCGAATGGACACAGCGTTAGCGTGATCCATATCGCGCCGAGTGCGGGGTCGGCCTCGCCGCCGGCCGTTTCGGTGAACGGCCAGACGCAGAAGCAATAGGACGTTGCAGCTCGGCCGGGCCAGACCTGTAAGGTTCTCCTACAGGTTCTGGCTCGGCCAGGTCACCGCCTGCCGCTGCAGGTAGGCTTGCTTATAGTCTCCCGTCGCCCCCGCACTCCGCACCCGCTCCACGAACACCACCAAAAACTTCGTCCCGTTCTTGTCGGGCACGTAAATCGCATCCGGCGCGGCCCCGATCGTTTCGCCGCCGAGGCCCCCCTGGTAGGCGTCGCGGATGTCCGTGGCCAGGGGGACGGCCGCCCGGTGCGTCCACCGCAAGGTCGTGGCGCTCGTCGTCTGGGCCAGGTGGGACTCCGAGAAGTCGGGCAGCAGGAGCACGTTGACGCCGGCCACGTCCGGGGCCGCCGGCGGCGTGTTCCCCGACCGGTAGACGTCGCCCGTCGTGTTGGACATGACGGCGCCGCCGCCGCCGTCGATGGGTGCCTGCCCCATGACTTACCCCTGGTTGGTGCCGACCGTCCAACGCCGGTACGGGTGTAAGAGCGGAAGGAGCCGCTGCGGCGGTCGGCCGCTGTCGGGGGCCTGGGTCAAGAGCGGGATCTTCGACCACTGCTGTTCCAGGCCGTGGTAGACCTTCTGGCCCATCACCAGCGGATCGCGGAGCGTGGCGTAGTACATCATCGCCGTCCACTCGGCGCACGCCTCCTGCACCGCCTCGGGCACCGTCGTGTAGCCCGACGTGTACTGAATCCGGAAGTTGTTGACGCCGACGGGCCACACGAGGTCTTCCGGGTGCTGCAGCTCCGGGTCCGTGTAGGGGATGGCCCGCAACAGCCAGCCGCGGGCGTCCCACTGGTAGCCCTGCAGCTCGTAGGTGTGCATCTTCAGCTCGGCGAAGGCCCCGCGGGCGTTCTGGGCGCCCTGGCTCTGCTGCACGCCCGCCCCTTCCAGCGGGTCGCCGAACGAGCTGGGCACGTACAGGTCGGCGGAGGGCCACAGGCCGTAATCCCCCTGCCCGCCCTGGTTCCCGGCGTCGCCGACGATCTGCGCCGACCAGCCGTTGCCTAGCGCGTTGACCGCGGCCGCCACCGCGTTGAGGGTGACGTTGCCCGCGTAGGTCACGGAGGTGTCGGTGGTCTTCACCCCCGAGGCGGCCCGGAAGAGGGTCAGGCCCGTGTTGGTGACCGAGACCCGGGCCTGCTGGTTCGTGCTCGTGGCGTTGTTGATGATCTTGAGGACCGTCACGGGCCGGTAGCGGACCGACTGCACGGATTGGAGCGGGTACTGGCGGAGGAGGAGCCGCTTCTGGCCGTCCCCGTTGTAGAGTTCGTCGTACGCCTGCGAGATGAACCGCCGCCGGCAGTATTTCTCGATGCCGTCGCTGCAGGCCGTGAGCAGCGTCTGCAGGAGCGTGTCCTGGCTATTGTCCGTAATGGCCTGGATGTTCTGCTTCGCCCGCGCGAGCGTGATGAGGTCTTTGGCGGCGGCCGTCATTGGCGGCTCCCGTTAGGGGGTGAGGGAGACGGTGCCCAGGTTGACCACCGAGGCGGAGTACTTCAGGTCGGCCATCACCGCCGTGAGCGTCGGGTTGTCGAGGAGGACTTCCAGCGTGTAGGTGCCGACGTTCGGCGCCCCGCCGGTCTTATCCGTCCACCCAAGGTGGCCCGGGTAGTCGTCCGCGAAGGCCGGGCGGAAGGGGTCGGCCAGGGAGCCCGACCCCTTCCAGCCGGTGGTCACGTGGATTTTGTTGACGAGTGGCATTAGTGCTGTACCTGGAAGTTGCCGAACTTGGTGTCGGAGGCGTTAGCGCGGAAGCCGGCCTTGGTCTGCGTCTGGAAGTCGGTACTCGTGAAGGCGATAGCGTTGCCGCCGTTGATGGTGGCGTTGATGGACGTCCCCACCGCCGAGATCAGGATCGGGTAAAGCGTCCCGGTGGTGATGGTGAGCTGGCCGGTCGCCGCCCGCTGGGTGAAGGTGCCCGTCTGCTTCTCGTAGATGATGAGCCGCTGCCCGCCGTTGCCGAAGGCCAGGCTCGAACAGTCGGCGGCGAAGTAGTTATTGTTGTCCTGAAACCGGATGACCACCATGTCATCGGAGAGGGTGCCCGGGTAGGTGTCGGCCGAGACCGTGGAGTCGCCCTGGCCGGCGTCCACCGTGTACACCGCCTCGCCGCCCGACAGGGCGTTCACGACGGCCAGGTTATTGTTGACCTGCATGGTGCCGACCTGCGCCGTCCAGGTCGTGTTGGGTACGTCCATCGGCTGCGGGGTGCGGCCCGTCAGGGTGGTGCCGTTGGCAACCCGGAACTGGTCTAGCACCAGCACGTTCGCCGGCCCGCCGCCGCCGGCCCCCGAGCTAACGATGAAGTTGTCCGTCTGGTCGCCGGCGTTGTCCATCTTGAAGCCGGTCAGGGTCGCCGCCTGGAAGTCGGTCGCGCTACTATAGCTGCAGCTGCCGACACCCCCGACCGTGAGCGTGATGGTGGCGTTGCTGGCGTTAAGCTGGATGGAGTAGGTGCTATTCTGCACCGGCAGGAAGGGCTTGGTGCTGCGGCTAATAAACGAGCCGGACAACTTCTCGTAGAGGATCGCCCCCGAGGCCATCGACACGTCGCCCAGCCAGTAGTTGTTAATGTCCTGAAAGCGGACGACGGGGCCGTTGTCGGCCGAGGCCCCGTTAATCGTCGAGTCGCAGGAGACGGTGACGTTGGCCTGCCCGCAGTCGATGGTCGCCACCATCGTAGCCGTCGAGCACTGCGCCGTGTTGGACTGGATGTTGCCGGCGCCGCTCTGGATGACCCAGGCGTGGCCGGGCGTGTTGATGTCGGGCGTGTGCGTGGGCAGGGTGGTGCCGTTGACGGCGGTGAACGTGTCCTTGATGAGGACCGTCGCGACGGCGGTCGGGTTGAAGTCCACGCCGAGGAGGCCGAGCCGCCCCAAGAGGAGTTGGGGCGCGTCCTCGCTCTGGAATCCGAAGTCACGCCGCATGGCCGCCGCCCTCCCCCGCCCGCTCAGTCGATCGAGAACCAGTTAACCGTCATCGTCCCGGACACGGCCTTAACGAAAATCTGGCTCACGTTCGAGCAGGGTATACAGATCGCCTTGCCGGGCTGCAGCACCACCGTCTGCGACCCGCTATTGCCCACGAGGACGTTCTGGCCGTTCCCCGGGTCGCTCTGCACGAGCACGGCGGAGCACGGCTGGTTGCCGAGGGAGGCGGCCACGGTGGTGGCGCCGAGGGTGCCGACCTGGGGGCTATCGCCGGTGGCGAGAAGGGGACTCATCGGTGGTCTCCGCCGCCCTTGCCCTGCGGCATGGGGGTAATGTGCCAGAGGAGGAGGGCACACACGCCGAGCCGGAAGTAGGCGCCCGAGTGCGTCCGGTGGGCCGCGTGGGCCACCTGCCCGACATCGTGCCAGTCCTGGTGGTTGAAGAGGTCTTTGCCGACCCCCAGGATCAGCCAGATCACGCACGCCAGGGTCGCCAACGTTTTCCACTTCATGCGAGCGTTGCCCACAAAAACTTGGACAGCTTCGTCGGCCGTAACTTAAGGGCACTCAGCCGCGCGAGCGGCGGGGCGTCCGGGCCGGTGCTCTTGAACTCGAGGACGCCGTAGGGCAGGCACTTGCCTAAATCCGTCTCCACGCCGGCGTCGAGCGTGTACCTGTCGGTGGCGTTCTCCACCGCGTACCTGCGGCAGCAGACCTTCACGACCGGTTGAAGGCCGTCGTCGCCTAAAATCTCTAGGGCCCGCGCCTGCAGGTTAGGCGGCAGTTCCGAGAGGATCGCCTGACTCTCGGGGGCGTCCAGGTAGCCCTCCGCAACGGGCGAGGCCAGCTCCTTACGGAACTTCTCGCTCTCCGTCTTGGCGGAGATGGCGTAGGTGTCGTTGGCCCCGTAGCAGCGGATCCGCAGGGTCAGGTACTTGTCCTTGCGGTGGCGGGCCTTCCGCAGCCGGAAGTGCTGGGTGTCGAAGTAGACCGTTTCCAGCTCCTGGCCGGCGAAGTTGGGGTCGTACTTCTCCGAGGGCAACGACTGGATAAGGAGGCCCCCCAGCGCCGGCAGCAGCGGGGCGGGTACCGCCCAGGTGCCCCGGTTTGACCGTAGATCGGCGCTGGGGAGCGGGGCCACGCGCCCCTCCTTGGGGTTAGGCGACGACGTTCTGGGTTGCGACGTTCGTGTTGTTATTGACGTTGCCGGGCTTATGCACGGCCTCGTCGCCGAACGCCGTAATGGCGATCAGGTTGTTGTTGGCCGAGACGTTGGCGTTCAGCCGCACGTAGCGCTTGCCGGCGGAGAGCTGGTCGGCCCGGACCTCGAAGGTGTAGAGCTTGCCGGCCACGGGCGGGGCTAGCGCCTGCTGCACGTTGGTGCCGCCCGAGCCCGAGAAGGGCGAGGCGGTGCCGGCGGCGGGGTAGCTCACGTTATCGGCCGACTCCTGCAGCGAGAGGGTAACGGTGCCGCCGACCGTGGCCCCGAACTGGACTTCGAAGAAGGCCCGCTTGAACAGGCTCATATCGACGGCGTCGGTGTTCAGGGCCTGGTTGTTGGCCTGGATCGGGGCCACGCCGGCGCCGAGGCCGAGGCGTTGGGTAATGGTTTCGGTGTACACGAAAAGCTCCTTTTGGTTCGCGGGGCAGGTTTTCCCTTGTGACGGTTTCCGGAAGCCCGCAAGGGTCGGTTACTTCTCCGATGCCCCCCGGTTGGTTACTTCATGAACCCGTAGGCCACGGCGGCCGCGTTGGTGTTGCCGCCCCCGAAGCTGGGGATGTTCACGGCGATGGCGACGTTCGGCCCGGTGGCGGGCAGGGGCTGCGGGAAGCGGACCGAGAAACCGCCCTGGGCGTTCATCGGGCCGGCCACGCCGGCGAGGATCGGCAGCTCGTAGTGGAGCGTGCCGCCGTTGAGGCCGGTCACGGTCACGTCGATGACGGAGGCCGCCGTGGCGCCGCCGCCGGTGATGTCGAAGCCTTCGAGGAACTGCGTCTTGCCGGGGGTGGCCGGCAGGGTCGCGGCCCCGCCGGTCGCGGCCAGGTTGCCGGTGCTATTCTGCTGGGGGGTGAAGGCGTTGTCGTTCTGCTGCATCATGGCTCGTTTACCTCTTGGTGCCGAAGCCGTGGGTGAACCCGGCCAGGCTGAAAGCGAATCCGTGGGTGAAGCCGCCCATCATAAGACACCTCGGGCCGGTGCAGGGGGCGGCGGGTGGTGGTCCCCACCGCCCCCGGGGGCACCGCGCGTCACAGCGGGGGATACGGTTAGTTCAGGACGACGAAGGGCGAAACCGTCGTCGCGGCGTCCTGCAGGGTGATCGCCTTATCGAGCCAGGGCTGGCCGTCCACGCGCTCGACCACACGCCAGGTCATTTGATTTTTCAAGAAATTCACGTGCTCCGACGCCGCGATCTCGATCTGCTGGCGGTCGCCGATCACGTAGAAGGCCGGGTCGAGCAGCATCAAATCGCCCTTGGTCCCCAGGGCGGGCACCTTTTCCGTGGGGAACACGGGCCGGCCCAGCAGGTTCCAGGTCGGGCTCTTGGCCGCGCCCTGGTCGATGCTAATGAAGATCGCCCGGCCGGCGCCGTCCTTGAGCTGCAGGAGGTCGGGGACCACCGAGGGGCTGATCGTCCAGACGGCGTTACCCCAGGACACCGGCAGCAGCTTCGCCCACATGCCCGCCACGTCCGCGTACTGGATATGGCCGGCCAGCGAGCGGTTGAAGGCGATGGCGGCGGGGGCAGTCAACATGCCCTGCGGCTTGCCGACGCCGTTGCCCTGCAGGAAGGCGAACTCCTCGTACCAGACGATGGCCTTGGCGAAGAGGCCGAACAGGACTTTTTCCAGGCCGACGACCGAGTCCTGCAGGAGGACGTTGGAGCTGACCGAGTAGCCCGAGAGTTCCCAGGCCCGGAGTTCCATCATCTTGAACTGCGGTTCGGTCTCGGTGCGGGTCTGGGCCTCCGCCGTCCAGTTCATGAGCACGCCGCCGAAGAACGGCGAGGTGCCGGCGGCCTGGACGGTGGTGATATCGAGGTAGGGGAACTGCGTGGTCGCCGAGCCCATCGGGTACACGAAGGCTCGCGGGCGGATGAAGGCGTTCTCCGCCATCACCGCCATGAGTTGCTTGTAGAAGTCCACGGGGACCGTGTAGCCGCCGGTTACGCCGGACGACTCGCCGAGGGCGGCCTTCGTGGACCACGGGTTGAAGACGCTCCCGTAGTGCTTTTCGAGGTAACGGCTGTCGCCGCGGGCCACCGCGAGCGCCCAGTCGCCGAACGACTTCTTGGCGTCGCCCTGGCCGCCCTCGCCGAACAGGATCGGGGCCGACACCTTGCGGCTCTGGGCCTGGGCGTCCGCGAACTGCTTGAGCGTGTCGGTGATGACCTGGTTCAGGTTCAGGGCCGCGAACTGGTCGCGGACGGCCTGCTGGATGGTGGGGCCGAGCGCGTCCCCGGGGATGGCCTTGGCGTCGCCCCCGGCGATCATCTTCTCGGCCTCGGCCTTGTCGCTGACCCAAATCCGCTCGCCGGCGGACTTGCCCAGGACGGCCTTGAGGAGTTCCAAAAACATAGCGGGCCTCGGAACGGAGTGAAGGGGTACTAACCTACCCGCCTACTCCGTTTCCAGGCCCGCGGCCCTAACGGCTCTCGGCTACGTCGTCGACAGCTGCATCCTACACGGCGCCCTTCCGGGCTTTCAAGGCGTCGTCCACACTTTTTCGGATCAACGCACCTAAATTCATGGATGCGAGTTCCGATTGTACGGCCTTCTGGATCTCGGGGAGGCTCACGAACGCCAGTCGTTCCGCGGCCGAGAGGGGCGGCGGCCCGAGCGCCAGGACTTCCAAGGGGACGGCCACGGCCGCCGGCGGCTCGGCCAGGCTGAGCGGCGGCCTCGCCAGGCCGAGCGCCTCCCAGAACTTCTCGTCGAGGGCGCCCGCCTTCGACACCTCGGACACGAGCGCCTCCTGGTTGGCCCCGAACGGGCAGACCGCGTACTCCATCAATAGCCACTCGTCGAACACGAGCGCGTCGGAGGGGTAGCCCTTGCGGGCGCACTCCGCCTCGTCGGGGTAGTGGAGCTTGAGCGGCAGAAAGCCGATCGACTTGGCGTTGAGCAGGCTGGCCTGCACCAGCGAGAAGACCGTGTCGGGCTCCCACACCTGGCCGTCCGGCCAGCTCGCCGGGGCGGCGGGGTACTGCGTCTTCGCCTTGACGCCGACGGTGTCGCCGTCCTGGGCCCACTTCCGCCACAGGCTCTTGGCGACCGGCGGCCGCCAGTAGTTGTGGTTCAGGGTGACGACCGGGTTCTTCTGGAACTGGCCGTCGTTCATGCCGCGGGCGACGACGACTTCGTTCACACGGTCCAGGGCTTCGGTGCTGATCCACGACACGTCCGCCCGCTCGCCCGCGAGCAGCTCCGTCGGCGCCTTCACCAGGACCGCCTTGCGGTACTTGTGGGCGTCGTCGCGCGGGAGCGTCTTGAGGATGCGGTCCAGGGCCTTCGCCTGGCCGTCCTTGAGGGGGAACCCCAGCGGCCCCTCGCAATCAAAATGCTTCTTCGAGAAATCCATGGGAGGACTCCGCCAAGGTTAGAGTTCGCCGACGACGTCCGGCTGCTGGCCGGGCGTGCCGTCGGATTCGATGACGCCCGAAGTGTCCGAGCCGTCCGCCGGGTAGTCCACGCTCTCGCCCACATGGGGATCCGCGACGGACTGCTGCCCCGGCTGGAACCGCGGCACATCGGTGGGCAGGAGCACGCGCGGCAGCCAGGGCACCTTGCCCCACGGCACGGGCGGCAGGCCCCGCTCCGAGCGGACCTCGTTAATGGTGACGACGCCCCATTTGATGTCGTTAAGCTGCTGCTGGTCGTTCAGCGCCTTGTCCACCGGGATCGGGCTCTGCGAGGCCAGGAAGAGCCGCCCCGAGGTGTCGTAGAGCGGCACGAGCTGGGCGTTGAGCCGCTCGTCGCGCCGCAGCAGGCGGGGGGCCACCGCCTGGCTCATGTGCTGGTGGATGCTCGCCTGCAGGTTCGCCAAATTCGTGTTCGTGGTGAAGAACGCGGTGGGGACGTGGAAGGCGTTGGCGATGCCGTCCTTGGTGGTCGCCATGTCCGCCAGCAAGGCCAGGTCGCCCAGGCTATGGGAGAGGAGGTCCACCTTGAGGCCGGTTTCCGCCACCACGACTTTGCCGGCCCCGCCGCGGCGGAATTTCTGGTTCCATTGGGATTCGATCCGGTCGCGCTCCTCCTCGCCCATCACCTCGATGGGGTGCACGATGGCGTCGGGCACGGCCCGGTTCTCGAACTTCGCCATGCGGAAGGCCGCGTACTCCGAGGTGAGCTTCACCTGCTCGTAGGCGGCCCGGAGCGGGCCCAGGCCCGCCGTGTACGGATCCCGCGGGTCGGGGTAGCGGAAGTGGACGATCTCCTCGGGCTTGAACCGCTGTTCCTGAGAGGAGACGCGGTATTCGTAGTAGTCCACCGGCCGCGGGCTATCCTTGTCCCGCTTGGGCGTGACATTCTGGCTAGGCAGGATCCACACGCCCGCGGGCATCCCGAAGGCGTCCCGGTCCAAATACCAGTAGGCCGAGCCGTGCACCTCCTGGTAAAGCGTGGTCAGCTCCCAGAGGTCGAACTGCGAGTGAAAGGGGTTGGGCCGGTCCAGTAGCGCCAGGATCGGGTGTTCGGTCACCTGCTCGATGGTGGCGGCACTCTTGAGCCGGCCGGCGAGGTGCGGCGTCTCCCGCAGCCGCTTTTCCACGCCCTTCCCGAGCGGCCGGGTGGCGCACTTGGGCTTGGGCTGGTTGTGCTCCGTGACGACGTACAGGGCCGGCTCGAACTGGGCGCACGCCTGGGCGTTCATGCTGGCACACGACCAGGCGGTCTCCTTCAATTCCGCGAGGAGTTCGTTCGGGGTCGGGTTGCGGTTCCGCTTGTAGCTGTCGATGTAGCCCGTACCGGACCAGGCGGAGCCCGACAGCGAGCTGGGGGCGCTCTTCCGCCCGAAGCGGGGCAACCACTTCCACAGGAAGTCGAACATCAGTTGTCCCCCCAGAGGGCCGGGTTGTTCGGGCTCAGCCAGTTGTCCACGCCGAAGACGGCCTCCGCCGTCTTGCGGTCGTCAACGAGCTTCGCGCCGTCGTCGCCCTTGATCTGTTCCTCGGGGACGAGCGGCTTGCTCCGCCGGAACCGGGCGAGGAACTTGTGGTCGATCTTGCTCACCATGTAGCGCAGGGCCGCCAGGGCGTGGTTGTACTCGTCCACGGGCACCTCGGAGTCGGTGCCCTCGCCGTAGTGGTACAGGCGGGCCTCCGCCAGGAGGTTCGGGCAGCGGTGCTTGACCACCTTGAGCCGGCCCGTCTCCACCCGCGACTTGACGGCGGCGATCCCGCCGGCGATGTCGTTGTTGCCCTTGCGGACGCAGTAGCCCTCGTAGCGTAGCGAGGCGATCTCGTTGGCGCCGGCCGGGTCGGCGTACCACGTCACCCGCCGCTTGGGCAGGTGGCGGCAGTGTTCCTTGATGGTGCACTCGCGCTTGTACCTCTCGTCCGTGATCCACAGGACGCCGTCGGAGTCCAGGTAGCCCCAGATCGCAGCGAACGGGTTGCGGAAGCCGAAGTCAATGCCGCCGTAGCCGGCCCCCGACGCGGGGGCGCAGAAGTCCACGCCGCAGCGCAGCTCGAAGTCGGGGTAGACGAGGCCGGACATGGACTCGAAGGAGCACTCGTACTCCTGCGACACCCAGGTGTCGCCGAACTTGCGGCGCTCGCTGTCGATGAACTCCGGGCGGTGCCGGGGGCAGCGCTGCCAGGGCACCCGGAACCGGAGCCACTCGGGCTTCTCCGGGTTGGGCTCCTCCGTGTACCACTCCTTCCAAAAAAAGCCCCGCTGGCCGTAGGGGGTCGTGAGGCAGACCGTCCGGCCCTGCGCAATGGCCGTCATGGGGCTAGTCGAGCCGTACAGGTCATCGGGGATGCGGCTGGCCTCGTCGAGCACGAGCAGGTTGACGCCCTGGAACGAGCGGATGGTCTCCTCGCGGCCGGGCAGGCAGACCACGCGGGAGTCATTCTCCAGCTCGATGGTCGTCTCCGTCTCCTTCTTGGCCCCGATGGGCCGACCGGTGGCGGAGTACGCCTGGCGGACGTAGCGGAAGAGTTCCCCGGACTGCCGCTGGGAGCGGGAGATCAGGAGTGTGAGGGACTTGGGGTGGGAGATGGCGGTGTGGAGCGCCAGCGCGGACGTGACACGGCTCTTGCCGGCCCCGCGGCAGCAGTTGAGAAGTACGTTCCCTTTCGAGAACAGCACCTCCCGCTGCCACGGGTCCGGCTCCATGCCCATCGCCTTCAAGATGAGCGTGGGATCCAGGATGAGAGCGAGCAGGTTTCCCGCGTCCATGCGGTTATGATTGTTTGTGGATGCGTACCAAGTCAAGGAGAGCTTGGGATTTTCTATCCGGTTAGATCTCCGGGTGCCTGCCTCTCACGGAACCGGCGGCTGGGACATGAGTGGCGCGTTCGCTCCTTCCGAGTGGTGCCTTCAGCCCCCACCCACCCCCTGATCCGCCTGCGCCGCACCTTGGCCCGGGCCTTCCCCTTCCTGGGAGAGTGAATCCGGATAGTGGATCAGTCCAAAAGCCGGCATGACTACACGGGGGCACGGGATTCAAGCGACGAATTCCTGCACCCATTTCAAGGGTTTATCGCGCCAGAATTTCGGCGAGGAGTACACTGTGCCCCCTACGTAATTATGGCGGCTTTCGGCAGGGAAACCAGATCCGGAATTCACCGGTTGAAACCACCCTGCCCCTAGCCCGGCTGCGGGGCACCCTGGCCCGCCCGTCCCGGCCCTGGGGGAGTGAGAGGCGAATTGCGTTGCACCGCGCCAAACTGCTTTGCAGGTCGTAATTGCGTTGCAAAGCCAACACCGGGGCGCCCGCCGCCGGTCCACGATGATGGTGTGTAGGTGCAACGCCTGGCCGCCGGCGTGGGCGAGCGCCTCCCTCACGTCCCACTGGTCGAAGCGTTTCATGCTACCGCCCCCCTCCCTGCATCCTGGCACCCATTCTCAAGCGGCTCATCAAGTCCTTCTGCATGAGCGCCGGCCACGTGCGCACCACGGCCATGAGCGCGTGAAACTCCTTGTGGCCGATGACGTTCTTCGCCTGGTTGCAGCCCTCGCAGACGACGTCCAGGTTGCCGAACCCGAAGTCGTTGGAGAGCGCCGTCGGCTCCTTGTGGTCGATGACGAAGTTCCCCGCCGTCAGCGCAAGGTAGCAGTACGGGCAGTGATCGGCCCGGGAGACGAGCTGCCGGAGCCCGTAGATGTGGAAGTCGAGGTCGCGCTTCGCCAGCCGCGCCCGCCGGCGGTGGTTATTCAGGGCGTTGGCGGTGCGGCGGTTAAACGTCGCTAGTTCCGCGTCGTTCTTGAGGATCATGCTTTCTCCTTGGCGAGATGGCGAGGAGCATTTAACTCCTTGCCGTTTCTCAACTTGTGATCTCGCCAACCGTTTTTGGCTTGGCGAGATGGTAAGTCCTTGCCTCATCTGGCTTTAAGGGCTACTCGCCATCTCGCCAAGTGTTTTCTAAAGGTGCCAGACCCATATCCCTTCGAGCTTGGCGTGCCGGGCCCCGATCGCCACCTTCGCCCGTTCGAGGGTACGTGCGGTGATTCCCTGTTCCGACGCCGCCCGCTTGACCTCCGCCGCCGGCAGCGGCTGGGAGGAAAGCACGTCCCGAAGCCACACCTCCGCCTCTTCCGCCTTGGTCCTCTCCACCTGGGCCTCGTCCTTGTCCTCCTCACTCATCGGCGGCTGCACCAGATCGTCGCTCGTCAGGTCGCATTCGCCCTGCCAGTCCACCTTGCAGATGCCCTCCGTGTTGGGCGTCAGCACGTAGCGGAGGCTTTTCTGCCGGCCCGAGAGGTTCCACTTGTTGTGGGCCAGGACGAAGACGTTTTCGTTGTCGGGATCCTTGCCGACGATGAGGCCCGAGCGGGCCTGCCCGATGATGGCGATGCTGCCGCCGCCGCGGTAGAGTGCCTTGGTGCCGGCCGACTTGTTGAGGTGCCGCAGGTAGAACACCGTGCAGCGCCGCCGGCCGGCCATCTTCTTGATCGGGTGCAAGACCTTGCGAATCTCCTGGTCGCTCCGCGTGTCGGCCCCCAAAAAGGCGGTGAGCGGGTCGATGAGCAGGAGGCGGGCGTCCACTTTCTTGAGGAAGGCTTCGATGAAGGGGATATGCAGGGGGAAGACGGGCGGCTCGCCGCCAACCTCGTCAACGATGTGCAACTTGCCCAGGTCCGCCCCGGCGTACTCGGCCCGCGGCACGATGGTGTCCTCGGCGTCGTCCTCCGCGGAGAGGATTACCACCGACCCGGAGACGCCGTCCCTGTCGTTGGGCATGATCCCGCTCGTGGAGACGCGGGCCGCCAGGTCAAGCATGATGGTGCTTTTGCCGAGGCCGGGGTCGCCGTCGAGGACGCTTAGCTTGCCGAGCGGGATGTAGTAGGGCCACAGCCACTCGATCGGTTTTTTTTGGACCTTCGAGAGCTGGACGGACGCGACCTCCTTCTCCGCCGGCGGCTGCGGGGGCGGGGCCGAGCCGTTGGGATGTGGTTGGCCGTTCATGTAAGGGGACACCTTCGGTTGGTTAAGCAGGTAGCCGGGGTTGGCCTTCTGCTTGAGGGCGTCGTCTACCTTGTGCTCAAGCTCCTTGAGCGACCACGGCGGCTGGCAACGCTGGTTCCACTCCATGAGTAGCGCTAGGGCCGTCTCGCGGTCCAGGTCGAACCCCGAGACGAGCTTGTTCGCCATCTTGAAGGTGCGGGGGTGTCCGCCCTGGTGCGAGACGGCGGGTTCGCAGGCGTCCAGGTAGGCACGCGCCCGCTGGACGCCGTCCCAGCCGGCGGCCGTCATGGGCGGCGGGAAGGAGAAGGTCACGGCCGTCGTCGGCAGCGCGGGCTGGGCCGTCAAATCCTTGAGCCAGGACGGCCAGGGGGCGGGGTTGACCTTGTGGCCGTCCCGCCACTCGTAGGGCCGCTCCTCTCCGCCCACTTCCAGCTTCGAGGGGGGCATCACCGTTTGCGTGCCCCGGCCCATGATCCGGAGGGCTTCCTTGCCGCTGGTCCCCTTGTAGGACCGGCTCGGCGGGTCGTGCTCGCCGTCGAGCTTATAGAGGAGCCGCCGGCCGCCGTTGGGCGTGGTGAACTCCGTCGTGTGCGGCAGCTCGCCGCCGGACAGCTGCACCAGGAGCGCCTCGCCCTCCGGGCCGTCCACGTCCAGGCCGATGAGCCCGGAGGCCGGCCCCATGCACAGGCCGACGTTGGCCTGGGGGTTAGCCAGGAAGTGGGTTTCGAGGACGCCCACGGGCAGCGGCTTGTCCTGGGCGGCCTTCCACTCGTAGAGCGGCTTCTTGCCGCCCTGCTTGGGCCCGTGCAGGGCGATCGGCGACCAGCCCTTGGCGTGATAGTGCATCGCCGCTTCAAAGCAGGACAGGGGCATTAGCCCACTCCTTTCTCCATGAGGCGCCGGATCGTCTCCGGGCGCCAGCGGCGGATACGGCGGTTGGGCTTGAAGTCGGGGGGCGGGATGATGCCCTGGATGAGGTAGCGGTCGCTGGTGCGGGGGCTGATGCCTAACAACTTTTGGATGTCGCGAATGTCCAGCATCCGTTCGATGGGCGCAGTTTCCACGAGGGCGGCCACGGTCTCTCCTTTCGCTCAAAAGAGGGATTGCGGAGGGGTCAGTTAAGGCGGGACAGATACATAGATCAGTTTGCCCAGCTTTCCCAGCCCGAATCCGAAAACCGAAGTGAAAACCGAAGCGAGCGAGGGGCGCTTGGATGCTTTTTGTGGCGTTTAGTGGCGGGATTGCCTATTTTGACATTCGCCGTAACCGGGCGTACCTACGGGAGTTGGCGGGGGGTGGCGGGAAGTGGCTTGGAACGCTTGTACATTCACACCGTGCCTTACACGCAGGGGGTCGGGGGTTCAAGTCCCTCAGTGCTCACATGACGTAACGCCTTATCCGAATGCCCTTTAGGCATACCTTCCCGCGGTGGGAAGTGCGGTACGAAACCCTTCGATGCGCGGAAGTCTTCCGCAGAAAGGGTCAGCCGCATGTCTCGCCGTCGCTCTTCGTCCGATCCCGCTTATCGCCTGCACAAGCAGTCCGGCCAAGCCGTCGTCACCCTCTCTGACGGCTTGGGCGGGCGCCGCGATGTCTTGCTAGGCAAGTACGGCACTCCTGAAGAAAGCCCGGAGAGCTGGGCGAAATATTACCGCGTGCTGGCGGAGTGGAAGACGGCCGGCCGCCGGCTCCTACCCCTCGAGGGGAAGGACTCGGCCGAGGGCGGCCTTTCCGTCAACGAGTTGATCCTCCTCTTCTGGCGTCACGCCGAGCAGCACTACCGCCACCCGGACGGAAGACCCACCAGCGAGCTGGACGGCTACAGGATTGCCCTGCGGCCGCTTAAAGAGTTGTACGGGCTCACTCCGGCCCGTGACTTCGGCCCGCTGTCCTTGAAGGCCGTGCGCGATGCAATGGTGAAGCACCCGGTCACGAACAAGGCGCGGGTCAAGGACCCGGCGGCGGGCAAGGCGGAATGGCGGGTCAAGGTAATCCGCGTGGGGCTGGCACGCAAGGCCATCAACCAGAATCTCGGCCGGATCAAGCGCTTGTTCAAATGGGCCGTGTCCGAAGAGTTGATCCCCGCCCAAGTCCTGGTAGGGCTCCAGTCGGTGTCGGGCTTACAGGCGGGCCGGTCTGAAGCCTACGAGCCTCCTCCCGTCCTGCCGGTGCCGGAGGCGCACGTCAACGCAACCCTGCCCTACCTGACCCCCCAGCTCGCGGCGATGATCCGTCTACAGACGCTGACCGGCATGCGGCCTGGCGAGGTCTGCGCCATGCGCACCGCCGACCTGGAGACCTCCGGCCGCATCTGGTTTTATCGCCCCTGCACGCACAAGACGGCGTGGCGGGGCAAGGCCCGCGTCATTGCCATCGGCCCCAAAGCGCAGGAAGTCTTGAAGCCCTGGCTGCGGTTGAATCTGGAAGAACACCTATTCCAGCCGTGTGAGGCGGTCCGGCATTTCCGCGAGCAACAAAGGAACCGGCGAAAAACTCCACTGACCCCGAGCCAGAAGGCGCGACAGCCGAAAAAGAATCCCCTTCGCCGGGCCGGTGCGCGCTACGGCGTGCGGGCTTATGGCAAGGCCATCGACCGGGCCGCTTGCAAGGCCGGCGTCCCGACCTGGAACCCCAACCAGCTCCGGCACGGCCTGGCCACAGAGGTGCGGAAACGCTACGGCGTCGAGGCGGCGCAGGTCCTGCTTGGGCACGAGCGGGCCGACGTGACCCAGGTCTACGCCGAACGAAACATGGGGCTGGCGGAGCGCGTCGCCGCGGAGATGGGCTGA